GGGCGGGACAGGCGTGGCCTTCTCATCGTCATCGGTGCTGGAAGAGAGGGAGTCCAGCAGCTCCTTGGCGAGGCGTCCGATCTCCCGGACCCTCTCCTCATTCTTCGCCGACAGCGTCCTGCCGGCCTTCGCCGCCATGGCCCCCGTCAGGGCCTGGCGAAGCTCTTCGGTCTGTGCGGCGGAAGCGCCTTCGACCGCGATGCGCATGGTGGCGCCGTCGGCGGACTTCACGTCCAGCAGCTCCGTCGCCTGGTTCGCGCCGATCAAGGTGGGGCCGACCTCGTAGAGCTTGAGCTTGCGCAGCTCGTAGTAGCCCTCGCCGTCCTTCTGGTCGACCCACGCGCCCTCCTCGACGTCGTAGGCGAAGCTGAACTGCGTGACCCGGCGGCCCTTGAGCAGCTTGTACACCTGCGCGGCCTTGCTGCCGGGCTCGGTGTCGATGCGGGCCTTCACCCACAGGCCCTCCGGGCGCTCCTCGGCCTCCAGAACCTCGCCGATGTGGTACTCCGGGTCGTGGGACATGTGCGACCACAGGACTGGGATCGGGTCGCCGCGGCCCTTCCACTCGGCGAGCGTCGCGGCGAACGCCCCCGGGGTGATCTTGTCGCCGACGCTGTCCAGGTTGTACGCGGCGACGATCGCCTCGAACGTCCCCTCGTCGGTCCCCTCGTGCTCGCCCGCCGCCTTGATGCGCACGGGGCAGCTCTTGATTCGCATCGTCACTCCGTTGCGTAGTCGAGACGGCATTTGCAGTTCGCGGTTTCCTTGGCCTCACCCTTGCCGTCGCCGGGCCACCGAAGGCCGTTGCTGAACACGTCGTCGAGGCTCACGGCCTCGCCGTCCTGTGCCCGGTGCGACGGCCGCGGGTTCGTCCCCCCGGTCCGCCAGATCTTGCGTGTCACCCCGGAGGCGCCCGCCGCGTCGTGCGACCCAAAACCTCGGGCCTCCGTGCTCACCGTCGAGGCGCGCACCGCCGCCGCGACCGACCACACCTCAGCGGCGTGACGCAGGTTCTCCTGCCACCCGTCGCCGCTGTCGTCGACCGCCGCGACCGCGTCCCGGCCGGCCTGCTCGTGCTGGGCGGCGTGCGTCTCGGCTGCGGCCAGCAGCCAGGGCAGCATGACCTCCGGATCCCAGCCGGCCGCCTCCGGGTTGAAGTCCGCGAGGACACCCCAGGCCGCGAGCTGCGCGATCCGATATCCGTGCCCGTGCAGCAGAGACGTCAGCTCGGCCAGCCGGTCCTCCGAGCCCTCGTCCCACCAGGCCAGCAGGTCTGGCACGCCGTCCGCTTTCGCGCCCGCACGTGCGATCAGACGGGCGGCCTGCCGCTTCGTCCAGCGCTCCAGCGAGGCGACCAGAGCGTCACGCTCCTCGTCGAAGTCCCCCAGGTCCTCCGGCCTCGTCGGCCCGGCCGCCTTCATCAGCACCAGGCGGCCCCGCCCTTTTGGGAGCGCCGGCGCCTCCGCCGGATCGGGTGCCGTGTCCGTCGGCGAGGCCAGGCCGCCGACCGTGACGTTCATCGGGGTGATCAGGCCGTCGCCGCCGTCGATGGCCGGCAGGTTCATGCGCGCGCGGGCTTCGTTCCGCAACAGCCACGGGGCGCCAACCGCCGTCTGCAGCTGGGCCGCCTGCTCCTCGAAGGAGCCGCGCAACTTCTCCTGCAGATTGAACTCGACGTACACGTCGTCCGAGTCCGGCAGGTCCGGAATGAGCTGGAGCCCGATCTCCTCCTGGATCATCTGCAGCCACGGGCCGAGGGTGTCCTGGTAGAGATGCTGGTGCTGCTCCTTGATGTTGGAGAACGTGGCGTTGTCGAGGATCCCGACCATCGGCAGCGGGATGTGGTAGGCCGCCGCGACTTCCTCGCGGGTCAGCTTGCGGGCCTCGATGTACTGGGCTTTCTGCGGGTCGAGGGCGAGCTGCACGTAGTCCATGCCGTCCTCGAGGATCGGCGTCCCCCCGGCAGACCCGCCGCCAGCCGTGTAGGCCCGCCACGACTCGCCGAACCGGGCCTTGGCCGTCGGGTCCCACTTGGGTGCGTCCGCGGGCCGCTTCAGCACCCCTGACAATCTGCCTCCGTTGCGCCACATCTGCTCGCGTGACCGGGTTGCCTCGAACTCCTCCTGCAGCATCGACCGCAGAGACTCGATCGGTGAGGAGCCCTCGCGCAGATCGTCCGGGTCGTAACCGTGGAAGTAGACGACCTGGTCCGGGTCCAGCTCAAGCTTCCCTTTCGAGCCGTGCACGACGAACTTCTCCGGCTCCAGCCAACTGTCGCCCTTCAGCTCCATCCGCGACGGCGGCACCGGGATCACACCCAGCACCTCACGCGACTCCAGGCGAACCTTCACCCAGAACGCCTTGTCGTAGATCCCGATGTCCGACACCAGCCGCTCGATCAGCCGGTACCGGGTCAGGCGCGCGCCCGGCGCGGCCAGAATCCGCGGCAGCGGGTGGTCCGTCAGACGCTCCCGGTCCGTGTCCGACACCCGCCGATAGGTATGCAGCCCCAGCTGGGCGATGTTCCGGGCAAGGAAGGACACCACCGTGCGGATCTGCGGCTGCACCCGGTACAGGTGCCCGTACTCGTGGAACGTGTCCGCGGCGAGCTGCACGTACTGCGGCGCCAGCAGCGACGGGGCCACCGACACCGCGCCGAGCTGGCCCTGGGAGACGACGAAGACCACGTCAGCCTCCCAGGACCTGGATGAAGTCGACCCGGGACCGCTCGACGATGACCTCGCCGTCCATCGGCGTATCCGCAGCGCCGTGCTGCATCAGTACCGCGTCCTTCAGCACCAGCAGCGGGCCACGCTTGTCCCACAGGATCCCGGCGAACGCCTTGTCCGCCAGGTTCACCACCACACGCCTGCGCACCGCAGTACGGCGCCACGGGAACCAGCCCCACACGGCAGACCTCCTGTCACAGGACCATCAGGTCGCCGTCCTCGTAAGCGGACTTCACCGGGGCCTCGCGGGTCATCGCCTCAGACATTGCGGTCACCAGCGCCGACACGGCGTCGATCTTCTCCGCGCTGCGGGCCTTGTCCGGCTTCACGTTCCCCGCCGGGTCCATCGCCACCGCGAGGTTGTCCACCATCCACGTCACCGCCGGGTTCCCGCCGTGCCGCAGCTGCGGCACCTCCGGGGTGCCCTTCAGCAGCAGACGCTGCAGCTCCTTCAGCGGCGGCGACATGGTGACGAATCCCTGCCGAACCTTCACCATGGGCGCCTCGGCCTCGGCCAGCTTGTTCGTCAGCGGGACCGCCGACCAGGGGTCGAACCCGATGCTGCGGACATCGAAGGCATCCATGTCCCGCTCGATCTGCAGCTGAATGTAGTCGTAGTCCGCGACGTTCCCCGGCGTCGCCACCAGCAGGCCCTCGCGCACCCACACGCTCGCGGCGCCCGCCGTGCGCTGGTCCAAGGCGTCGACGTTGTCCTCGGGCGTCCACAGCCGCCACAGGGCATCGAAGCCGCCGCGCTCGTCGTCCGGGAACAGCCAGCACAGTGCGCACAGGTCGGACGTCGCCGCCAAGTCCAGGCCGCCATACGCTTCCCGGCCGCGCAGCCGGGCCTCATCGACCATGCCGGCGTTCCGGTGCCAGGACTCCAGCGTCAGGAACTTCGTCTCCTGCTTCGTCCGGCGCCCCAGATGCAGCCGCAGGAACTTGGCCAGGTCCGCGGGGCTCTGCTTCGCCTCATCCGATTTGGCCTGCAGGTAAGCGCGTGTCGGCGAGACGCCGTATCCGGGGTTCGCCTTCCGCCACGTCGCCTCCACGTGCGGATCGTCATCCCGCTCCGCCGCCCACACCACGCCGTACACCGACGGGGCCGCGAACACCCGGCGCGCCAGCTTCTCCACTCGCTGCCGCTTCCGGTCGTACACCGACTCACGCTTCCCCGAGTCGGCCGTCGTGATGATGCACACCAGCGGCTGCCGGCGCGAACCCGTGCCCGTCTCGATGGTCTCCACCAGCTCGGGCGTCTTGTGCTCGTGCAGCTCATCGACGATCGCGCAGTGGATGTTCGCGCCGTGCTGGGCGCCGGCCACCGACGCGATCGGCTTGAAGTACGAGCCGGACCGCTTGTGCAGGATCTTGTCCTTCAGCGGCAGGACGTGCTTCTTCAGCGCCGGGGCCGCCTCGGCGAGCTTCCTCACCGGCTCGAAGACGAAGCCAGCCTGCTCCTTCGTTGTCGCCGCGGTGATGACCTGGGCGCCCTGCTCCCCGTCCGCGCACGTCATGTAGATCGCCAGGCCGCCGGCCAGGGTGGACTTGCCGTTCTTCCGCGGCACGTCCACGTACAGCTCGCGCACGATCCGCACGTAGGTCTGCGAGTCCTCATCCCAGCGGACCCAGCCGAACACCGGCGCCAGGATGTACGCCACCTGCCACGGATCCGGCCGCAGCGGCTGCCCCGCCCACTGGCCCTGCGTGTGCCGCAGCAGCGAGAACGCCTGGATCACCTTGTCGACCCGCTCCGGATCGAACACGGCCCCCGGCGCCTCACCCGGCGACGGCGTCTGCACCAGCGGCGGGCAGTCAGGCAGCGGGATACCGCGCTCGGTCAGGTACCAGGCCACCTCAGGGCTGAGCTTCAGCCGCTCCAGCTCAGCCGCATCGGGGCCGGCGGGAGGCTTCTTACGCGAACGGGTTGTCGTCCTCGTTGCCATCGTCGGCCCCCCTCGCAAGGGCCTGCTCCGTCGACGGAGTCAGCCCGAAGTGAGCCGCCCAGCTCCTCATCTCCCGCCCCGCCGCGCGGGCGATACCCACGCAGGGGTGCGCGAGCTTCCCCTGGCGGGCCTCAATGACGAGGCCCTCCTCCTGGACAGTCCGGGTCGCCGACACGAACGTCGCCCACGCCTCGCAGTACGCGGCCAGCGCCGCTCGGTCCTCCGGCTTGAGCAGGTCCAGCCGCGAGAGGCCGGGCACCACGCGCTTCCACTCGGCAGCCGCCTCGGTCGACAGCCACGTCGGAGGGTTGGGCGGGAGTCGCTTGAACGCCGGGCCCTGGTTGACCGGCCGGCCAGCGGTGTCCTTGCCGTCGCCGCGCCCCTTGATCAGCTTGAGGGCTGCGGGCTGAGCGGTACGCCCCATGATCACAGACCCCCTATCCCGGATTCTGTGCAGGCGCCTTTTTCACTGACCGCGGCGGGCCCCCTGGCGATCAGCTCAGGGATCTAGACTCCCCTACCCCATCTGACCTGCGGTTTTGTCAGTCGGCTGGTCTGGCCCGCCGCCGGTTGGCTGCCGCTGCCTCGGCCTTGCTCTTGATCGCGTGGTCCTCGGCGCAGATCAGCCCCAGGTTCTCCATGTCGTCGGGTGATCCGCCGAGGCTGATCGGCCGCTTGTGCTCCAGGTCGAAGACCTCGCCCTCGTCGGCCTCGCGCCCGCACACGTAGCAGGAGTTGTTGTCCCGGGCTGCGACGCGTCTCTTCAGGGAGCGCATGGTGCCTGAGCTCATGCCGTACCGGTCTTGCTTGCGTGGCCTGTTGGCCCATGGCTGCGGCTGGTGCTCGTCGCAGCGGCCCCGGGTGGTGGCCATGGCGTGACAGCCGACCGCCCCGCATCGTGTGGGTGGCGCCTTGGGCATGGCCACCTCCGGGGCTGTGGCTATTCGCTCTTGGTGACGCCTGTCGCTTCGCCGTTGACCATGGTGGCGAGGATGCGGGCCGCGCCTTCCTTCCGCGCCGGCACGGGGCAGAGCATGACCTTGTCGCCGTTCTCGATGGTGATGAACAGCTGGTTCATGTCCTTCTTCAGCAACAGGGCGAAGAGCCCGGTGAGGAGGACGCGGGTGGCGGTGACGCGCTTCCCTGCTTCTTCGCCGCGCTCGATGGTGATGCGCGCCCCTTCGATGGGGACGGGCTGCTGGTTGGGGGCCCTGAATTGGCCGCCCATGACGGTGAGTCCTGCTGCTGCCGCGGCTCCTGTGAGCTGCCTCTGACGGGCGGCTGCGGCCTTCTCCTCGGGCGTCTTCTTGCTGCCGAACATGATCCCCCCTGAGATCGCGTGGTTGGTCACGCAATCATGAGGGCGGATCGGATTACTGTCATCCGGTTCGGTGAGCTTGTCACGCGGTCGTGTCGTCCGGATCAGCCCGAGGCCTCGGCATCGTGTGGGGCCCGCTCCGGGCTGGTGAGGTGACGGCACCCGGAGCGGGTGTCCTGCCGCCCGGCGGGGGCCCGGCAGCGGCAGGACGATCAGGCGGCGCGGCGAAGGATCCGCTGGGCGCGGGGCCGGACCTGCTTTTCGGCTTCGGCGATCTGCTGCTGGGAGTAGATGCGGCGGCCGTGTTCGTCGTGGCGCGGGTCGGTGAGGATGCCGCGGCGTTCCCAGCTGTAGATGGTGTCGATGCGCCGGCCGGTGAATGCGGCGGCTTGGCGGATGGTGAACCAGATGCCGCCTTCGGCGTCTTGCCGGTGGGAGTCCTCCATGGGTCACCTCCCGGGAATGCGAAAACCCCCGCACGGGGCGGGGGTTGTTCGTGGGCGCACTGGTGGCGCTGTTCGCCATTGTGCATAGGAAGCGGCTATAGATCAAGCCATCTGGGTGATTACGCGCCTATGGACGGGGTGGGGGCGGCAGACTGGCGCGTTATGGGGCTGCGTTTCGGGGTGATCGCGGATACGGCGGAGGAGTGCGCCGAGGGCTTGGCGCTGTTGGCGCGGCTCGCGCAGCTGGGGGTTGAGGTGACGGTGGTGCAGCGGCCGGCGCAGATCGGCACGGATCGGTGGACGGCGCGGGTGCGGCCGTCTCTGGATACTGGCGAGCGCCCCA